CAAGCCTCTGCTTGTCTCGACCCAGCGAAGGGTGTTACCCCTAAGCTAATTTTGGCATTACTGCCAAAGTCATCGCCAACGCCTCGCAAGAATACTTGCGTGGCGCTTCGTGTACTGACTGACTGCAAAGGCCTTACCCGATTCTAAATCGAGTTTGGCTTTTCGGTTCTCATGAGTGCCGCGAGTTGGTTGACGCGATTCCGCAAAATAGCGGAGAAGCATAGACCATCCCGGAAGGACTTGAGTGACTGATGATGAGACTTCGACGAGGACGTGATGCATAAGCTTTTGTAGCTTGTGATTCACTTTCCTTTTGAAGTCTTGACTACGAGCAGACGAATAACGCAAGCTAGGATATCTTTTTAATGAGATGTCTTCGCCGGGAATGGGGCCATATATGGCCTCTAGGTTCTCTACGATATAATCGTATGTGTTATATAGTCGTTTATCCCAGAGATGGTTTGCATATGCAATCCAGCTGGTGTAAACGTCAGGACGAGGAGACGAATCCCAAACCGTTCTGAAACGAACTGGTGTAACATCGACTCCTTGGAAGGCGTCGACGCCACAGGACTCTCTAAAGAATCCTTTGGTGCAACTCTTAGTACGGTTTAACTTTAAACCAAATACTTCGAGGATGCTCATTGCGCTCTCGGCTTGCGCCGTTGGTACAATGACATCATCTCCATACACGAGAAGAGGGGCTTCGTTGTCCCTCTTCACGTCAGGTGTGCTTGCAGTAAGAAGCGCCCAGATCGTAAGCGCCATGATAGGAAAGCATAAAGCTGACCCCATTGGCGCAAACTTTCGAAGCACAAGCTTCTCACCGTTTGGCAACACAGTAGAAACACTCCTACTCGCATCTAGAAACCTGTGAAGGTGTTCAGGAAACAGTAGGTGGACTAAACTTACAGAGACACGATCCGAGGCCTCTTTGAGGTCAAGGGTCGCATAGTTCCCCGACTTGGAGCCAAGTAAGGCACCGAGTTGGTTCGGTCTCTGATCAGTGAAGTAGACGTTAAACCTCGTAAGAGGATGCGTCTCCACTAACTCATAAATGGCCTGTCTTAGACCTTGTTGAATCCATTGGATATCCACTGGTTCACAAGATATTAGACGAGGCCCGCGGGAGTCCTTCGGGACCAGGAGAACCTGGGCCGAATGATCCGTATCAGTTATGGAATCGAATCCATGACCAATATCGCAGACGTGACCCTGAGACGCGCAGAAATACGCGTCCAAAGGGTACACATCCGTGATCCGATGGCTGACGTTCTTCCAAAGGTACTTAGCCCCTAGTCGTTCCTTAGTGGAAACGACGCCAGG